TCCCGGGTGATTCGTCGCTTTACAACTGCGTGGTTGACATGAACAGGCTCAAGGTCTACCCCCACTCCCCGAAGTTCGACTGCGTGAAGATGTACCCTTTCAAGTATGACCGCAAGGAGATTTTCAACTGTTCCACATGGAGAAGCTTCCTTGGGGAAAGCTGGCTCCCTACGGATGACATGGACGGGGTCCTTCCGGAGAAGCACAAGAGGAGAATACTGCAGATGTTCCTTGGCGCGTGCCTTGTCAACAGGAAGAATATCAGTTTTGAGTATTTCCTCATATTGCAGGGGACCGGAGCGAACGGCAAGAGTGTCATTTATCGGGTCCTGAAAGACATGTTCGGGGAGGATGAAATACTCAACATAAAGATGAGCCAGTTCGCCAGAGGCGGTGACGAGCAGTTGCGTGCGGCCTATTCTATGTCAAGGAAAAGGCTTATGTACTGCACGGAAAGTAACCGTGGTGATTTCAGGGACATGAGCATCATCAAGGCCATATCAAGTGGGGAGCCTATTGCCTGCCGGGGGATAGGAGGCAACATCACCATGATGCAGCGACCTCCTATAATGCTGTGCAACTCCAACTACCGGTGGCAGCCGAAGGACTTCCTGAACCGTGACGACCCGGACGACGAGAGCATGCAGCGCCGTGCCCTGGTGCTAAACTTCGACAAGACAATTCCCGTGGAGAAAAGGGACACTATGCTTGCGGAAAGGATGAGGGCAGAACATGCGGGTATCATGGCGTGGATAGTCAAGGGGCTGTGCGAGCTAAAGAAAAACAACTGGCGTATGCCGGAGAATCTTGGCGGCAAGATAGACATGAAGCTGGAGAGGATACGCTCTACCGTGATGGGGAAGGACGGCAAGCTTGTGGACGGAAGCATATCCGAATACTTCAAGTACAAGGAATGCCAGCCGGAGGAGTCCGGTGGAGGAGCGCCTATAGAGCTTACTTCCTCGGAGGTGTACAAGAATTATGAAAGGTTCTGCAAGAAAAACGGAGTGGTCCCGGTTTCCCAGAGGAAAATGGGGCTTGACATGCTTTCGCTCGGATATACACGCGAAAAACGTGCGGACAAGGGATACAGCAACGTCTATACCCTATGGTGCGGTAATGAGGACATTGCGAATAATTTCATGAAGCACGTCCCCAATATTGCAGAGGAGGCGAAAGTCAACATGTTCGAGGGATGGGAATATTCCGACGACGATTTTTTGAACGAAGACATTGATTATTAATAATTATAAATCAGAATTATGGATTTCGGAAAGAGACAAATCGGGAATACTGTTATTCTCAAGTACAAGAAAGGCGATTTGCCCTTCATTAAGGTATCAACCGTAAGCGGAGATTTCTCCGTTGAATATGGGGCAGGAAGCGTGATGTTCATGCTGCTCGACAATGCCCCAATAGAAGATAAGGTAGACAATCTGCCGATGCTTATAATACGCAATACGCAGTATGTGGCAAACTGCATTGACGCGGAGTTGCAGGTGGATGTGTTGAAGGCAGTCGGAAACGCCCTTGACCGTGCGGATGCCAAGCCCATATCCGACGAGGAGGACGCCAAGATTATCGAGGAGGAAAGGCAGATGTATGAGATGAAGAAGGAAATGGAGAAATAGCCGGGTTTTATCCCCCGGCTTTCTTTTTGGCAGCAAGGTACAAGGAACAGTTGTTGCATGAAAGCGGCAGATAGAAATGTACAGTCGTGTCCTCCTCCTTTATCTCGTCCTTCTTAATCTGTGTAATGTCTGCTATCATTTTGGTGAGGTCAATCCACTCCTTGCATCCCTCTTTCCCGTCATATTTCTTACGGGCTGCAATAAGTTTGCGAAGTTGGTTCTCTTTCGACAGTTCGGAAGCAATATCCTCTTCACTGATGCCATCGACTGATATATCATCCTCTTTTTCGTTTTCCTTTTGTCTCCGCTGGATTTTCCTGCTGACAGATGTAAGATACGCCATGAAACGCTCGTCCTCCGTCAATAGTTTATTCATATCCTTCTCATTCGCCTTGGAAGAATACACCGGGTTGTAAAGTCCGGAAACAAGATAAGCGTCCTTGTCTTTCCATCCCATAGCGACAAGGTCTGCAAAAGCTTTCTCTTTGGCACTGATTTTAATGCGTTTGCATTCTGAAACCAATCCTCTACTCAATGATATTTTCTCCTCTTTTCCTCTCAGCATAACAGTTAAAACTATGAATTATACAAAAACAAAATAGCAACAGCACCGTATGTGCCATTGGTTCTGATAGTCGGATATGGGATGATAGCCGACCATGCTGTCACAATACGAACACGGGTAGCTGCTTCCGCGGTACGAATAGAACCCGGTAAACCCATTATTCTTGTGTTCAATGCCCCAAAACCACATCCACGCGGAGCTTACAACAAAACGGGTAAGGGTATTCAGGGAATTGTAGGCAGAATTGGATTTCCCCACCCCGTAGCTGATGCCGTCGGTTTTTATACGTGTGGCAGAGGAATTTCCTCCTTCCACAGCCCTCTTGAAATACGGGTCCGAATACGGAGATTTAAGATTTGCCTTTATATTGTCCTTTATCTTTTCACTACCAATACCTGCTATCATCCCGGCAGCAATGGCGGCTTCCAATTCATACTTGAAACGGTTGGAGTAGATACTTATTCGTTCGGACAGCGTCTTGCCGTGGTCTTCCCTATTGATGAATGCAACAATCGCATCACGGTCATTTTCCCGGTCATAGACGGATAGGGTCTCCGTGTAATCATATATAATTCCACGCAGTTTATCAAGAACCTTATTCACTTCATCATTCAGCTCCTTATTGGCAGAGAAGCGGAAAAATGAGGGCTTTATCCCGTATCTCATGGATATACCGACAATCTCATTCGCGGCTTGCAGAAGCGCCTTCTCCAGATTGTCCTGCATGGATATTTCAGCCCTAAGTCTCAGCTTTATGTAATCCTTCGCCTCTTGTATCTGCTGTCGTGTAGGCTGTTTCATTGTTTGTCATCTCCTCCCGGATTATGCTCCACTCCATTATTGGCAGCGGACGCTTGTTTGGATTTCAATTCGTAAAGAAGGTCAGCCTGCTGTTCTTCCTTTTTCTCTCTCATTATCCTATCCCAATCACGGGGATTGCTGTACATCTGAATCTGCTCATTTGCGGTCTGTCGGGACAAGAATCCATTCTGCACACAGACAGCAAGGTTCTGCACAAGTTCAGACTCGTTCAGATGGATATACGGCTTTATCCAGGCATAAACGCTCAAGTTCTGCAGGTCTATGAGATTCTCCGTTTCGACGCCGTATCCGTAAGTGAATATCCTCACCATGTCATCAATGAGACGGTTGTATTCCTGGGCATCCTTCATGGCATTCTCAAAAGCCGGAGAATATAGAAGCTTTATCGCCACTCCTGGAAGGTCTCCGCTTCTTACCTCCGGTGGAATTACTGCAAACGACTGTTCGTAAATCAGCTTGTAAAGAGTGTCCAGTTGCTTTTCAAAAGCCGTAGAGACATCTTGTTTGTTGAGATAGCCTGCCTCGTCGTCCGGTCCCATAGAGATACATTTTATCGTCCCGTCAATCCCCCCTTCAATGTCAACATTCTCCCCTTTAAAGTACATAATCGGAAAAGCGTAGGCCATATTGTTCTGAGACAACTGGGAAAAGGCAAGTTCGTATTGGTCTATGCTGTCTTGCGAAGGCGACCAGCACGCTCCGGATTCAGTTCTGTGGTAAGCTACCGGAATGAAAGTAAAGCCATGCTCTTGTGATGAGACAAGTTCATACCCATCAAGCCCGAACAGACTTTTTATGACTTGTTTTATCTTGTCATATCCGCTTTTCCCCCTTTTAAAACGATGGAGATACTTTTCATCCCATACTTCCAGCCAGTCTGTAACAGAATTGCCTTTGTCATCATAATCCGAATAGGAACGGGCAAATAGAATCAGCTCACCCGTCACATTGTCGAAATGCGGATATAAAGTATCCCCCTTCTCGAAAGAAAACACTTTCCAATAGAATTTTCCTTTACGGAGGTAGCCCACAAATGCCGTATCACCCGTTATTTTCACAGACTTCGCGGCTTCATACCACGCAATCTCCATATCTTTGACAGCCCATCCGGTTCGAAACTTAAAAAATATATCCTTGACTTTTTCATTTTCATTATCCCCTTCCATTTCGAACTGGATGTCGTTGCCGCACAAATGAACAAGATGCTTAATTGTTATAATCCTTTGGAAGGCAAAGGCGCACCTTACGACTTTCTCGCGATACCATTTCTTTGTCTCCGGGTCTTGCCTCAATCTGTCAGGATAAACCAACGGGTCGTTGATTACATGCCCGGAAGGTTCGAACTCGCGTAAGAAATCCGTTTGGGTCATTATCTGATACGTAGGTTTGTCTAACGGGGCATTAACAGGCGAGCCGTCCCAAAATGTCCCCATCGCTTTTTTGTAACCATCAGGAAGTATTCTCCGAAATGGAAGACGTACCATAATCTGTCGTGTACTTATATTCTCCATAAGCCTTTTGGTTTAGTGTGTTGCTTTTTTATATCAAAAATCTGTCTGTAAATCATGGCCTCTATGAAGTCGGGAGAATGTCCCACATATTTCTTCATAGTCTCCTTTTTAATCAGCGAGAATCCCTTTTCCGTTTCCGCGTCCCTGATAGCCTTTCGCTCCTTCATGAGGATATTGTAAAGGGTCATGTTGGAATATCCGTTCCCGGAGAATTTGAGTGATAACAGTTCCGGATTTATGGAAATGCCACCATTCTTTATCTTTTTTACAAGAATATCCGCACACTGGGATTTTAGAGACGAGTAGACATATTTTATTGATTTCTCGTCAGCTTTTGTCATTGGGATAGGAGCCGCCATATTGTTAAACTTGACAGCATCCGGGAATTTCCCTTTAAAGTCCTGCCCCGGCCCGTTCAAGTCAAATACAAAATCCTTTTCAAATATTCCCCATTCCCTCAATTTATAGGCAACGCATTCTTCTGTCTGTTTGGAATTGTCACGACTTACATATACATCTTCTATATGGTCTCCAATCCAAAGCCATAAGACAAGATTGTCTCCTCCTTCGTAGGCAATATCGCATGAAACCCTACGCTTCTCGTCCCCATACTGGAAAGAATTATTAAAGAAACGCTCCATGTGCTCCATTTTAATAATATCGTCTCCAGCCGCTTTGAAATTCCAGTTTCCTTCAAGGTCACGGGCACGGGATTCTTCATCTTGTTGAGCAAGGTTGGCAGCATAATTGGAGTCGGCTTCAATCAGTTTGACGTTATCTTCAAGACGGGCGCGAATGAATACCACAGACTTGACAAACATTGTCTTTTTGTTGAATCCCAACTTTTCATAGGATTCATTCCAGAGAGGGTCTATAATCGATTTGCATTGTTCATATACATCTTCCGGTGTATCTTAAACATAATCGCGACGATTCACNCCGGGAGTCTGCTACGACG